CCAACTTCTGAAGCTCTAGAAAACAACACGCATAAAAATGCGGTTTTGCTTTAATTGGTTTTTCCATTCAAATTATTATATAATTATCCTTATCTCTTTTTTTAGCCTGAAGAATTCTCCAATTACTAAAACCGATCTTATCAAAGTGTGGCATGTCCTTAAAAGTTGCCCAATTACCTCCCCAGTTCCAGCCGTATTTGGCAAAGATCTTTACACACTCATCCCAATCTGAGACTTTATCTCCATCCCAATCACTCTTAGTATCCCAGCTTGCTGTTTTTCCATCAATAATAAGAACGATATCAACGGCAAATCCGTAATTATGTATCGATTGACCGCCTTTTGCGTTGGTTACTTTTGGTTTTTTGTTGTACAAAGCATCTTGTTCAGCAAAAGTTCTTAATCCTTCTGAAATTCGAACCTTAGCACGGCCAGTTAATGCTTTATCAATCTCTTTTATAATGTTAGTCATTTCAACTCGAACGCTCGGATGTAATCCGGATATTCTTTTCTCAGTAATTGCATCCATTTTATTCTTCTTTAAATTCTTTTTTAATGTCTTTGTATGACTTGAAAACCGAAAATACTTTATCAATTAAGTCATACCCTAACCCCTTTGCATTTTCAATTACAATTGAGTGAATCTCAAAAATGCAACAGATGCACATTATTACTATTGTTATTGTCCATTCAGCATCTGAAAAAGAAAATCCAAATGGCTTTATTTTAAACATGCTTTGAATTGTTTTTGCACCAATAATTGCAAACATATACATCGTCATTTTAAGCAAAGAAAGCCTTAGCCTACCACTTTCTATAACATTGTAATAAAACTTTATTTTAAAAAGTAACCGAGCAAAAAAACCATGCTGAGTAGTTTCTTTCGTTGCAAATTTTCCTTTCTTTTTTGCTTCATCTTTTGCTATTTTAAAAGAGACTAAAATTCCAGTTACAAAGTCTACTATTATAAGAGCGCTTAAAAATAATAATACTTGTTTTTCAATATGAAAATTAGATAACAAGACAAGCGCAGGAGCAGAAATCGCAACACCTTTTGTTGTTGTCGTAAGTTTTTTAGCCGTAAGCAACGGCTTTGCGAGATAAACTAAATAGTCTAGTGGTTTCATATTATTTTAATTTTCAATTGAATTTTTACAATGCTCCTTATCTAACCAGTCGAGAAAAGATGCCAACTTATTCCCTGCTTTGCTTAAAGTTCCATCTCGCTGGTTTTTCCCTAATACACTTGAGATCGTTTCGTTTTCAGATCCAAACTTATATCCGGATTCCACTTTTAATAATTTATTCCAAAGTGTTCTGAACTCACGATTTGCGAGTTTATCAATAGTAATAGCGCTTGATCTGAAATAACCTTTTTTATCTCCCACAAGACAGAAGTTCCATAGAGATAATGGCAAATACAATAAGTACGCAACGATGAATAATATAAAGTTTATCATACAATTATCCACTTTTGAGGTTCTGTATTGAAAATGCATTTGGTAGTTCCTTCTAAGAAATCATTCTGTACATAAATCAACAAACACAATCTTTTTCTTAAAACACTTTTTTCGAAAGGGGTCAAATTGCTTGGAATTAAAGAATCGGTTGCTAAAAACATTTCATTATATTTTTCAATAGTGATTTGAATTGTTTTGGCTTTTCCCGGAATAGCAATTTCAGATCCTGTTAATGGATCTTTGGCTAAATAATTAATTTCTGCAAGCATCATTTCGCTAGAATGTTCTTCCCATTTTTTCATTTCGACTATAACATTAGTACTCTTTTGAGTTGCATTGTCTGTGATTAATTCCTCTTCATATTGTATTCGTATCATTATATGTGGTATTTAATAATTAATATTTTAAAAAGGATATGCAAGTCCGTTTCCTGAATTATATAATTTTCGTACTTCAGCTTGATTTAACATTCTGTTTTTCCAAAATCCAATTTCATCCATTCTAAAAATTGAAGAATTTGTTCCAGTGTATAGCCTACCAATTCTAGTTATTTGAGACGCTTGAGGCATTTTCGTGTAAGTTCCAACTAAAGTGTCAGTTGTCACAGTAGCTAAACTTCCGTTTTGATAAATCCTAAGACCTCCAACAGTACCGCTACCATCATAAGTTATCACGTTATGGTACCAAGTATTATTTACAATAGCTGCAATATTTCCAGATCCAGGAACTGTTTTTTTAGAAATATAACCAGACACACTATTACTAAATAATGCAATTTCAATAACACCATTAGTCATCGTTATACTCCATTGGTCTGTTCCCGCCGTTCCACCTCTTTTATTTATAAAATTTCTGGTCACGGTATCATTTTTTTGCCACCAAAAAGAAATCGAAAATTTCAAATCAGTTGATGCATCGGAAAAATCAAATGCAGTGCTTTGAGGAATAGTAATATATTGTGAAGTTGACCATCCATTTGGGCTAGTTCCTATTTTTCCCGATGCAAAAGCACCGGCTCCAACTAAAGTTCCAGAATTCAAACCTATACTATCAACAGCATCACCATTTAAACCATAGTACGCCACTATCTGATCAATTAATGATCTTGACTTTTGCTTTCCGAAATAATATTTTTTTAGACCGCTCATACTAAAAATCTAATATTATTGTATTTGTAGAACCTCTTTTCATGAAATGTCCGACTGTCTTTTCAGACATAGATACAGGTGTGGTTTCCCAAACATGCGGGGCAGTAATAGCCCATGTAACAGTAACGCCTGTTAAGGACCGAAAAGGAAACATTAGAGAATTATTTAATGAAGCAGGAACTGTAATAGTACAGCTAGCCGTAAATAATATAGTTTGTCCATGCCACGCATTTAACACGTTACTATTCGCTGATATTTCAATTTGACTATCAATAACCTGCTTTCCGGCTAAGTCAGTATCATCCGCTATAGTTCCGTTTCTGTCTTGAAAAATGTAAGTTCTTGCAGCCGTATTAGCATTTACAAAAAGGGATGTAAATGAATTGGCAACGTTTCTAAAGCCCCAAGTTCCGTTTAAAAACGTTTTTAAACCAGAAACAGTTTGAGCAGTTGTAATCGTTAGGTAAAAACCATCTGTATAAGATTTGATAGTTGCTTTAATTGTAGAAAATTTCCAGTATTTTGTCTTATTTGAATCTTCACTATCAGCATTTCCAATTCTATCGTTATCATGAACAGTAGTTTTTTCTGGAGCAGAAATTATCTGTGTCGCTAATTTACTACCTATGAGTTCAAATTTTAAATTACTTCCGTCATTAGCATTTAATGAGAATTCAAGAACCTCATTATTCTTTAAAATTAAATTTTGAGCATCAGAAAAGAAGTATTTAATATTTCCGGTACCACTATTATGTTCAATTGTAACATCATGACCAGTTCTGTTTTTAAAGAAATGCGGCTTACCAGGTCTTATGAATTCTCCAGAAAGTTGAATGGACTTAACATTAGTTGCTGATCCGATTAAACTTACTGAACTTCTATCATCATTCAATTCAAGTTTATCTATTACAGTTGTTGATCCGTAACTTGCTATAAAATCCTGACTTTCTCGTTTAAGAACGAAATTATCACCAATAACTGGAGGTGTTGGTTCAAAAACCTCAGTATCACTAACAAGAACAAACGTCACGTCAACTGTATTATCTGGTCTTGGATCTGCGGTAGGACTAGAAATACTTTCAACTCCAGGTATTCTAACAAAAGTATTTAAGTTAGTTGCAACAACTCTATCTAAACGTTGTTTGCCGGATGAAGCTAAAGGAAAATTTATTGTTAATGGTCCTGAATTTGAGTATTGAACATTATTAATCAACCATTCCCAACCTGCATTGATTGTTTTGTTAAGACCTAAAGATGTTATTCCGGTTTGTTTTGTTATTTGATTGTAGTATGGTAACTCCGAATCAAAATTCAAACTGTTTCTTGTGTACAATACAGGAAGCAAAGCATTTTGCAACGCAATTAAATTTGGATAAGTAACACCGTCAACAGAATAATTAGAATATAAATCTAATGCTGTCAATTCAAGTTTGCTATCATAAACGTTTACTATTTTCAATTTCCCACCCACAACATGTGGCATGAAATTTTTGAAATACGGTATGCCGTTTAATGAAAACTTTTCAGAGCTTATATTTAAAATAATTATCATTGTATCACTTTTGTTTTTGAAGCGTATTTATGATTTGGACCGCAACTTGTTGAACTATTCCAGCTAGGGAAATCCGATATATTTCTTTCGATGAATTTGACAACATCAATCATCATCAAATTAGCCTCTTCACGCTTTTTATACCAAAAGTTTTTTCTCTCTTCAAGCGTTAAAGGTGTTGAGTTCGGAGTTGTTTTAACAACCATTCCATGTGAAGTTGAAACTGCACTACTATTCATTACAAATCTTGCATAAGAGAAGTAACTTATAACAGTTGCTAGTCCTTGAAAGCTGTATGATCTCGTATTGAAGGTGTAACTTCCACCGTCAATAAGCTTTTTATAGGTCAGTTCATCCTTTTTGGCTAATAAATCAAAGTAAAAATCCTCTTCAACGAGAGGTTTTAAATCAAATTCCTGAGCTTCATTGATGAAAGTTTGAAATTCAACAGAATCATATCCGATTGCAACCTGTAATTTGGTAGCAACTATATCTTTATCAATTAATAGTATTGCCATTTGGATTTGGATTTGTTGGATTAGCCTCTGGATTTCCTAGAATTCTTCTAGAAACCTCATCAGAGTAACCGAAAATGTTAATAAGCATTGCAACACCGCTATCTAATGTGGTTGTTTTTGCCACTACGGACGCTTGAATAGCTAAGATTGAGGTTACACCTCCAACGGATCCTCTTAAAGTTGCCTGTGCTGTTCTTATAGCTTCCTCATCTAGTTCTTCTTTTGTTTTTTGAGCCGGTGCCTCTATATTATTTTCATCATAATTAACTGTTCCATCATCCAATAAAGAATATTGTTTGATGGTCCAATTGTTTGATGGATTGATGTCATGTTTGTAATTTCTGAATAGCTCTTTAAAAAGCATTTCCAACTTCTCCTGATCTTTTGAAATAAGAGAGTTGTAAATTGATTGTGCTTTTATTAGATCTTCTCCAGATGTATTTCCAAGTTTCCCAGCAACGTAATCTACAAGCTGAGGTGGAATGTTTTTAAATGCTTTACGGATATAATTTGCAGATGATGTTTCAAAGTGAGCGTACTTTTCAGATTTAACTTCATTTTTGATTGTATCAAATCTGATATTACCTTGCTTGTTATTTTCATCATCCCAGTCATCCTCAACAAGCAACTTTGTACTTGAGTTTTCAAATCCTGATAATGATTTTACATTTCTTTCAAAAGCTTCTTCATCTTGTTTGCTTTCAAATTTTCTATGTCTAATAACTGTGACATCTTCAAAACTTCTTTTTGCCGTTCCATTGTAATACAATCCAAGTTGGTTTTCTGTATCTGCAAAAGTGTAGGCTCTTTCAATTAAGCTTTGAGGATAAGTGTATTTTCTTGATAGTTTAAAAAAGAAGATCTGTCCTTTGTAATTTTCCCAACCTCCAGCTGCTTCAACTTGAGTTTGAATTACATCTGGTCGTGGATTGTAAACATCAAAAATATCTACATCTTCTTTCTTTAAAGACTTGCCCCAACCTTTAGGAGAAACTAAAATTTTGCCATAATAATCAGCACTATCTTTTTTCCCAACTTTACAAAGTGTATAAGGAATAATTTTAAAACTATCCTTTTCGTAATTTGCATTATAACCAACATTAATAAAAACACCTTGATGTCTTGAAACAACTTCTGCAACATCAAATAATAAATTGTTTGGATTCTGTTTGTCGAACTCATCTTCAGATAAGTTAATCTCGGACATATCAACTTCAAATCCTCCACCTCCTAAAAAGCTTTCATATAACCAGGCACATTGAAAAGCTGTAGGCGAATTGTCGATCAAATTTTCAACAACAAGCGATTTAAGGTTATCTTCACCATCGAAGATAACCCCAAAACGTTTATTGAATATTTCAATTCTTTCTTGCTTGTATTGTTCTACAACTTTGGACTTCATTACTTTTTATTTATTGTTTTGTAATCAAGTCAGCAGCTAGGTTTTGTAACTCTAATTTGTTTTCTTCAGATAACTTAGAGATCGTTTTTTTGATTCCAGTAACTGTGGATGCTTTTGTTGTCACATTAATCAATTCTAACAATGAAAGAGCTTCTTCAATAGTGAATTTGCTTTCGCCAATCAAAACTAATTCTTGATCATCATCTGTATTTTGATCTTCCTGATCATCGTCATTTTCAGAATCATCATCGTCTTGATTATCATCGTCGTCGTCGTCGTCTTGATCATCGTCTGTATTTTGATCTTCCTGATTAACTTCAAGTGCTTCTAAATAATCATCAATCAACTCATCTAAATCATCTGGAACAACTCTAAAAAGAGATCTCCTATTTGGATTCTTTGCCAATATTTTTAAAGCAGCTTCATCTGTTAAATTATGTTTGCTGTAAACGTCAGATGTTCCAGTTATCGGAATGATAACACCATCGTTTAATTCGAAATTTGATTTTACTATTTCCATCTTGAGTTCTGGATTAAATTTTTTTAATTTTTGAATGTAGCCTCCAATTTTATTGGGGCAATTGGAGCATGTTTCTCCAAAGATTTTATAATGCAAATCGAAAATATGCTTTAAGAAAGGGATGCCGTTTTTGTCCTTTCCATTTAAAGTTACATAACTAGCATCCCTGATCTCTTTTAGTATTTCCTTTTGATCTTCATTAAGGAATGACTGGTTCGACATATTCGTTTGTTGTTATCCAAGTTTCGATTGCATCAAGACCACCTACCATTTTAAACAACTTGATTCCAGTTGATTCTTCTTCACCTTCTTTTGTAGCAACTGCAATTTTCGTTACACCAGAATCAGCTCCAGAATTAAAAGTATCTTCTGTGATTTCCATTCCTGATTCAAGACCAGCGATCTCATACGAAAGCTCTCCGGAAATTCCCGTATCAACTTTTTTGGAAAGTGTTACAACTCTGGCACCATCAACTAACTCTTGAACGCGCTCTCTTTCAGCAGGGCCTTTATAAGTAATTGTAAATCTATCAGTATGGATATATCCGTTACTGAAATCTTTAATAGCCAAAGCATGTTCAATTGAACTTACTTTTTTACCTACTGCAGGATAGATCTTGGCTCCCGTTTTAAGTACCAAAGTAGTTACAACAGTTCCTCTATTTGATTTCTGAGTTGCTTCAACATCAACATCATCGTGGTTTATATACCACTTTCCAGCTACTCCTTGTTTTGGTCTATGTCCGCACATCTTCACGAACTGACCAGTTAATTTTTCGTCGCAATTTTCTGCCATGATTATAAGTTTTAAAAGGGAGCCGAAACTCCCTTTAATTAATTTTAGATAGCTGCTCTAAATGCGTATGGATTAGTCATTTTAAAGTCAACTAAATAGTTAGCTTTAATATAGAAGCTCTCATCTTCTCCTCCGATATACTCAAGAGTAATATCTTCTAATGAAGCAGCATCATCAACTCCTACTTGCAAATATTCTTTTCTTGTGAATAAAGCAAAGTGAGGTAAGTGTATGTGAGGTGTAGCACCAGTTACGAAATCGTTTCTTCTCCAGCGATCATATTGAACAACAGGAGTTAATACTTCGCCATCAACCATAGGATCTGTAATCCCTTTTAGTGTAGAATCAATGTTTCCTTGAACACCGTATCCATTGGCACGTTTTACCCATTTTTGGTAATTCTTAAACAATCTGTTTGAAGTCATTAAAGTATCTCCATCAAAATCGTAAACATCATCAAGAACAGATTCATAAAGGTCTAATGCATACGTTGCAGGCAGGTTTAACTGATCTGTCATCGCTCCAGTGTTTTTGTCAAGAGTTACAAAGTTCCCTGAAAACTCTGGCAATGTTTTTAAATATTGCAAAGTTGGAAGCAAACCTTTATCGATGATGTCGTAATACTTAGCTTTTCCGGCTTCATCAGTTAAGATGTCCTGTGCTGCAATATCTTTGTCTCCCATTAAAACAAGACGAAGTAAATCGGCTTTCATTGCTTTAATTGTTAGGTCTTCAATGAAGACAGCCATTTCAGTTCCGGTAAGGTCTTTTCTTTTGTAACCATTATTAAGGCCCCATTGAGTAAATGAGTTTTCGAAGTCAGTATAGCAATACTTGATTCGAACCTCTGCCATTTTAGGATTCCACTTCTGTGAGAATGCAGGGAAAGCTGGAGAAATACCAGTACCGCCACAACCTTGGGAAGCTACGGTTACGTATTCAAAACCTTTCATTGCGGCAACTTGCTGACCTCCTTTAATACCAGGAACAATTGTGAACAATTCAGATGTATCTTGTTGAAATACATCATTCTTTACAATTTCCTTTAAGTCCGTAATAAATCTATCCGATGTGGCTAAATCTGTAAAATCTGCTACTAATGCCATGTCTTACTTTGTTTTTTTGGTTTTAATTGCCTCACGTGCCTCACGTACTGCATCAGCGTCATAGGTGCTGGTTCCTGTTTTCTTTTTGTCTTTTGTCTCAGCGGGTGGAGCTTCGTAAGTTGACTTAACTGATTTACCTAAAACATCAACTCTCTTATCAAATTTTTGAACTTGTTCAGAGATTAATTCAAAAGCACTTTCGTTGTATTTTTGAGTATTCTCAAATTTCTTTTTAAATGATGCGAATGAAGTAGCAAGAGTGTTAACACCGTTCATTACTTCGCTAAGAGTCGGCTCTTCGGTTTCTTCTGATTCCGGAGCATCTTTAATCTCTGTAATTACACCACCAACGGTTACGATTGCACTTCCATCAGGAAGCAAATGCGTATCATCTTTTACTGGAGTTCCAGCATCATCAACGACTTTATCGTCGACTTTAGGTTTTTCAGCTTCTGTAATAACTTTCACGATTGAGCCGTCAGCTAAAGTGACGTCTATGTCGAAAGAGCCATCTTTCGTGCTGAACTTCTTTTTTAGATTGTCTAAAAAGCTCATATTAAAATTGTTTAAGGATTTACGATTTTGGTAATTGAAATAGCGTTCAAAGAAGTCTTCTATGATTTTAGGATTCTTGTTTATGCTTTCAAATAGGGATGGATTCTCATCTAGGAAATTAGTTACTACAACTCCCAGATCATTTGGATTAGATGAGAATAATGAATCGGTTGCAGCTGGATCATCAACCAGATCACAAGCTTTGAACTTGTCAAGTAAATGAAGTGTTTGATTTTTATCACCTACCTTTTCATCAAACGTTGATGAAAGAATATGAATCGAATTGCCGAACATATCCGGATTTGATTCGGCCATGTCCATGATGTAATCGAACATTGTGATTCCTTTACCTTCAACTTGTGTTTTCTTGGTAATAGGATCTAAAAATAAATCTGCAAAGCAATTTCCGTTTTGAACGGAAAAGTTTTTGTAACGCCCGATATAAGTTCCGAAAGAAGTCGCACACATATTCGGATGTCCGAATCTTGATTTAATTCCTCTCTCAGATTCATTACCTTGAGTAACTAAATCCTGAATGAATTTTTCATCGAAGAAGCTATCATTCTTATTTTCTCCAAAATTCGCGATACATGTATTCTTTAAAATACCGTTTTCTCTGTCAACTTTGATATCAGTTGACTTGAAGTTTGGAAGTGAATTAAAATATTTCGTGCTCATTTTAGTAATATATTATATTACAAATATACGCTGAGCAATTATTTTGGTTAACTAAGATCTTTTGGTTAAATTTGTAAAATGATTTTACTTATTATATTAACAATAATCGTAGTTCTTGCAGTTTGTTGGCTGTGGGCAAAATTTGTTTTTGCCTTTTTCAATTTGTTGTCACATTTTATTTTTAAGTCAAAAAAAACTACTGAAAACATTTACATTGAAGCTCAAAAAGATATAGATGACAATGAGCGACAATATCAGGAATACCTTGAGTGGATGAGTAAAAACGGTGGCGAGGTTCCAATTAAAAAAGTAATAACCAAAGAACAAAATAGTGCAGATGTGAGAATTAATTTAGCTTTAGGAAAATATAATAATTTAGGAAAAAACAGTAAATAATTTTGACTAATTATTATTATTTTGATAAGTCCGTCACTACTTTTCGAACACTTTGCCAACTTATTTTAAAATCTTCACCACACAAAAAATAGGATTCTTGCTTGTTATTGTGGTTGTTTATATAGAAATGGAATTTTTCAAATATTTCCATATTTCTAATCCAAGATGGATTGATTAAACCGAGTTTTGTCAGTTCTTGTATTTCTCTGGTTTTATGTTTCAGTTTGATATAAAGCATACGCAAATATACTTATTTAAATAATATAATATATTACCAATGTTTTTTTGGGCATTTATATTTTTCACTTCGTACAGCGGTCGAAAGAGGGCATCCGCAACCTCCCTCTTTTTTACTACAATACATACCTTGAATTTCTGAAATAGAATAATCTGGAAGTATGGCCGTGTGCAATCCATCTTTTGCAGCAGGACATTTAATGCAAATTTCAGCGCGCTCTTTTGCCAGTTCTAAAGTTGCCGGATCATCTCCTTGAAGATAGTTACTCCAACCATTTAAGATATCATCTAACTTGCCCATAAATCTGCACCATCGGTTATTTTAGCATATTCATCTTGTTCATAATTAATATCTGTAACTGCTGTATAAACAATCGGTTTTGGTAAATTAAGATTTGCTTCAGCTACTTTAGCAGCTAATAAATCATAATCAATACCTTGTGAATTGTTTGTATTGCTATACATCTGAATAACTGAAGATGGCAAGAACTGACTTGAAAAATCAATTCCAGCATTTGCGTTCATCGCTGCTATTAACGCTTCATTATTTGAAGTTGCTTCAGCTGTTATAACACTTTCACCTTTTGAAAGCATAGCAGGAATACTGTCACTTGTTCCAGTACCTGGACCATCTATATTGACAGCTCCTTTTGCTAACTTCAAACCAGATACTTTTGCAGCTTGCAAAGCTCCACTAGCAATAATTATACCTCCTTGAATAGTTGCATTTACAGCTAATGCAGCCGTCAAAGGATTAGAGGCAAAAACGGCAGCTTGCTGAAATGCCTGAGTAGCATTTTTAACAGTAGTAAATGTGATTTCAGCTAATGCTAAAGCTTTCCCTAAAGCAGATTGCTCACTTACTATTCCTCTCAAACCTTGAATTACAGCTAATTCTTGATTAATTTTAAAATCAGCAAGTGATTTATCCAGTGATTTTTTTTGTGCAGCATACTTTTGATTAATTAAATCTATATCTGCTCCATTCTTTTTAGCTGCTAATAGTTCGGCTTCATTTAATCTTTGTAATTCAGCCTGCCTAAAAGCAAATTCGTTATCTGCATTTAACTGATCTGTAGCTAATTTGTTTTCAAGATCAATTGCTTTCTTATCAAAATCAGCCTGTTCCTTCTCTTCCTCAAGTACCTTCTTTTCTTCTGCGAATTTATCATCAATAGCTTTTATGGCATCTTGATATTCTTGAGCATTGATTTGACCTTCTTCCAGACGTTTAGTTTGAAATGCAGCTTCAGCTTCTGATATTCGGTTTAAGCGATCAATTTCTTGTGCAACTAACTCATCAGTTAAAAACTTGTTGGCATCTAACTTGGATTTGTTATTGTCCAAAAACAACTGAAGTTCAGCATTGGCATTAGCAATTACAAAATCCATTTGAGCTTTTAAGAACTCATTTTGAATATTGTTCTGATCAGTTAAGAATTTAAGTTTATCAATCTCCGTTTTTTTTGTTGCATCAAATTCTTTTTGAGCTATCTCAAGTTTCTTATCTCGTATTTGCTCCTGATATTTTAATCCTTCTGCTAAAGTTTTTGCTCGAACTCCTTGTTGAGAAATAAATAAATCAAGTTCAGCTTTAGCTTTTCTTGCAGCATCATCTAATAATTTTTGTGAAGCTTCTTGTCTTTTCTTCTCAGCTTCAATTGCAGCTTGACGAGCTTTTTCTCGTGCAGCTTCCTGATCTTCTAATAATTTGTTTTGCTTGTTAATATTTTTCTCTTGATTTGAATAGTATTCGTTTGTGATATCAGTATCAGCAAGTATGGCTTTTTTTAAATTATCAAATAGCTCATCAGTGTTATTGGTTTTCTTTTCAATATAATCTTTGTAGGCGAACCCGCGCTTTTGTAATTCAGCAAACTCTATATCAGTCAATTTAGCTTCATTTTTTATTTGCAAAAGTGCCAATCTTAATTGCTCATCATTATTCTTTTTTCGTTGTTGAAAATCTTCTTCTTCCAGCTGAGCTGCTCTTTTCAATAAATCCAATCTCTCTTCTTCTGATTTGGTTCTGTCTTTAGCTTGAATGTTTAATCTATTAATCTCAGCTCGGTTTTTAGCTGTTTGAATCTCTTGTGATTCCATAGCATCTTCGAGATCTTGTTGAGCTTTTTTAAGTTTAGCAGCTGCATCATAAGCATCTCCCATTGCTTTACCCATTTCCTTAAATCCCTTGATTGGATCAGCGAGAAAGGATCCTATTTTTTTCAATGTACCTCCTAAATCACTCAGACCAGAAACAAATGACATTATTCCTTGTTGAACAACTTTTATAACTGCACCAAGTCCGGCCATACCCTGCTCAACAGCATCGACAACAGGAGTAAAAGTTTTTAAGTAACTAATTAATAAAGCAATGGCAATAACGATCAATCCAATTCCAGTTGCAGCAATTGCAAGTGCAAATATTCTCATTGCGCCTGTTCCCAAATTAGTTGCGATCGTCAATGCTTTCTGTGAAAACGTCATAGTTTCAGTTCCATCAGCAGCATTTCTCATATTTTGAGCGGTCTCAACTATATCATCTTTGAAAGCTTGAAAAAGTTTTGAACTCTTTTTAAGAGCTTCACCAATGACAGCTAACTCCCCGCCAAACAATCCACTTTCGGAAATCGCATCTTTAATTGCAGTAGTATAGTCACCAATACCGATCTTTTGTTTTTCTAATTCAGAAACATTTTCTTTAATGAATTTATCATTTGCATCAATTTTGGCATTTATCTCGTCTAAAAGTTTTAATTGATTTTCATCAGCCAGGTTTAATTCATTTCTAATTTTTAGAAGTTCAGTATTGTTTTGTCTTGCTTCTGTTATGGATTTATTCTCATGGTCCAATGCAAGGTTTACTTTTTCGTTTATGGTTAGAAACTTTTCATCTACTGTAATCAGGTTAACAAGTTGTTTTTGATTCATATTATAATCAGATGAAAGCTTATTTATTTTAGCTGACATCTGAATATAAGTTTCTGAAGAAGTATCTCCGGCTTTTTTCATTGCCGATAATGATTCCCTTGATTTGTCAAGTTCCGTTTTTAACTGTGAGGACTTTGCAATGATGGCATCAACATCAATGTCCAATTCGATTATTTTTCTTTTTTCCATTTTAGAAATTAATTAAAACATTTACTGATTGTGAGAAAACAGTTCCGTAACCAAGAGTTAAAAACCACTCAATATAAACTGGCCCAAAAGGACCTGATCCTACTAATGGAAGATCCACTTCCAGATATTTGCTAGTTGCTGTTATATATTGCGGTATAGAAAAATTATCTAATGCATAAGTGTCTACCGTAATTACATTCGGAATCTCTAAATCCGTATCAAAATCAACTCTTACTCTTCTTGTATTAGTTGTTGTATTCATTGATAGTGTTTGAAGATGAGTTATTGTAATAAAACTCAAATCCGGAGCCGGCGGTACGTACTCACAAATCATAGTATTTTCAAATAGATAATGATTTGACAAAACACCCGGAACCGTAAGTTCTAAAGTGAAATCCCAATACCCACCAGCAATAACAGTAACATCGATAGTATTCGTAACCGGATCTACTACAGCATTAAAATATCTGTTAGGTGGTAAAGTTGGCGGTGGTATTACTCCAAAAGAATTAGGCTGACCCGTAACCAGAATGTTAGCTGGCAAATCAGCATCGGTATCAAAATGTATTATCAAATTACAACCTGACAATTCGATGTCTGTAATTGTAATGTATGTACCTGGATTATTCTCTGGTGGAGTTAAAGTCTTTTTATAATCAACTTCTATCACTTCGCACTTTGTTGGTTTGCCTTTAATGAAACTCAATATTTTATTTACCAAAAAGTAACTTGCTCGCTGCTCTACATATATCAAATTCTTAAAGGTGAAGTTCGCAACATCCTTAGCTTTAAGATTAAACTCAGCTTCAAGTGTTTTAGACTTATCAAGTAAACTTTCTATTTCTCCATAATTATCATAAATGATTTCCTGAAAGTTTAAACGCGAATAATCTTCTCTTTGAATTGTTGCAACTGTCGTTTCAGTATTTAAACTTTTCGATCCTATTGCTATAGGCTCACTAAACGTATGCGGTTTTGCTCTAAGAAAATAATATCTTCCAGTCAGCTCTTTATAATCAACTGTGTTATCGTCTTTGATTTCTTTATTCCAGAATTTATAAGAGTTCAATTGCAATCCTACAACAAAAACTTTAAGTCGTTCCGGACTATAAATTTTTGAATTCACTATCGGTGTTTCAGTAGCTAAGTTTTTATTGTTAACAGTAATAAATCCATCGTTATAACTTACATTCTCGTCATTATATCGATACTTGAAAGTGTTTTTCTGAGCATAATTTGAGAAAATATATTTTTCTGAAACTCTATTGTTAAACTTACCAGACCAATCTTCTATAACATCGCTTTGAACAATCTCTTTTATACTTCTAAAGTCAACATTGTTTGTATATTTATCTTTGAACATGGTAAGTCCGAAAGCTTGCATGATCTCGTTTACAAAATCCTTTGCTTTAAACTCCAATAATGCCTCTTCAAAATTGGCATCATAGCCAATCAGATAATCTAAAGTTGTTGTCATCGATCCGGAAAGAGGATTGTTTACACTACCACTTATATATCCTGTAACTAGAGATCCCAAATAAAGTTTATCTCCAACCGCTGCATTGATATTGGCCGTATTGATCGACGCGTCAAAGGATCCTGTCTCTTTAATTTCATCTGTTGAACTTTTCAATGTCCATGTTAGAAATGAAGACGTAGTGTTGTTGTTCGAAAAACTTCCGGTTGCTTTAATTCTGAAAACTCCAGCTGTCTTGATTGTGGTGAACGTGCTATTATTTACAGCATAAGAATCATCAAATGTAGATGGCCACAAAACAGAATAGTAGTAATGCACATATTCAATTCCGGTTCCGGTTGGAACGGCAACTGTATTTTGTCTGATCTCGGAGTTCTGACTTGTAATTACGCTAACGATCGGCTCCAATGTCGGAACCGGTTTTGGAAATGTCATCCAATGATTTAAAAACTTTTCAGATGTAAATACACTTCCGGAATAAGTGAAGCCTGTATACTGAAAAACTCTATCCCACAAATAACTTGATCTTGCACTTGGCAACTGATAATCTATATTTAAAGCTCCTGTTGGAGTTACATTGTTTCCGTTGTAATCAGCAATGATGTACATGTAATTTAGATCTCCATCGAAAGAAGCTACTACATTAGCTAGGTTTTTAATGTGGTTCAAATCGGAAATACCAACATCCGTTAAAGTCAGATCTTCAACTGCTTTATAAAAATCAATGTTTCCATCATAAACGTAGATCTCATATCCTTTACCGTCGGTCGTTTGAGTTATGTTGCCCCAACCTTTATAGATTAAGCATTCTCCTGTATCAAAATCAAACAGATCGACTACAGCTCTTTCATAAGGAAGATTAGATTGATTACCAACTAAACCAACTCGATCTAAGTTTCTAACATTCTCAGCACATGGAGTTGCTATAAACTTATTTGTAAAGTTGGTTTGTCGACTGGCGAACTTAGCCAGGTCATTTACTTGCTTTGTTTGAGCAATCGGTTTGCTATCTGCAAGCCTGATCCGTTTGCCGTTTATGTAAAGAATATAACTCATAGTATTTGCATGTATCTAGCTGGCAAATCAAGTTCAATGATATAGCTGTATAATTTTTTTCTTGGTTCTGTAATTACAAATGATGAAGTCTTTAAACGAACTTCCATCCAATCGCTAAGATTTGACTTCGCAAACCTTTCACCTGTGAACATATATATTTTAGGACTGTCAATAATTCCCTCAAAGATTATCTTCTCTCGATCTGTCAACTTTTCAGCTGCACATTTAATGGTTTCATCTCCGGTCTTACCACCTTGAAGAGTTGGCGAACTTGTATCTTCTAAACTCTCGAAATCATTTTCAAGTTCAGATCCATATTTAGATGTTCTGGTCCTGAAATGAAACTTAGAAAGCAGCCAATAACTAAAACGACCGTTCTTGTTTAGAAACTTAATGTAGGTACCGCAATCGCTTTCTTGTTTATCGACAATTAGATTTACATTCTGGTTGATCGCTCCGATGTAAAACTGAATGTTGTTTTCTCCTAACATCATTGGTAAGAAGTTCTCAATAGTTATATCCGTTCTTCCATCGGATAAATAAAGAGATGTAAATTTACCTTTCAGTTGAAACTCATGCTGCAGACCGTTAGAAAGATTCTTTAAAATGAAAGGATCTGTTGTGCCTTGTGGATTATAGAAGGTGAACTCGAAAGGATATCCCTGCCAATATTTCAAGTATGTTGAATTGTTAGATCGATCCTGAACCGGAGATAAGATCGCGATCCTGTTCGGAACAAATAAGATCTGGTTTTTCTTGTAATCTTCAATCTGATCAACTCCGATGTAAAACTTTAGATCTCGTGAAGCAGCTTCGATTGATGTATCTGTAAAGTTTATCCTGAATGTTACAGTACCTTCCAGATAAAAACCATTCGCAACATCATAGGTGAATGAGTTGGTATCAGAATCCGATAAGTTATAAACGATATCATCCGCGAAGTTCTTAGTGTTGATTTCGGCCGTTACATATTCAATGAAATTGAAATAGAAAGTTCCGTTCGGATGTGGATACAGCAAGACATCCATTCCCAAACCAACGATCTGAGCTGTTGCCGGAGTTAATGATGAATCAGAACTAAACCTCACAATATGATTATTGTAAGCAGTTAGCAACTTATCCGTTGCGATGTCTTTTGAAAATACTATTGCCATTGTATGATAAGATTAAATATTGCCAAAAGGATAAAGAACACGATGTATAACACAAGGTGCCCTATCAAAATCGTTTTAATAATGTTTCTTCGAAATGCTCTCATTATGCTACTTCTTTAAATATTTCTAGTACGTCAATCTCAATTCGCTTTTGGTAAACTTCTCCAAGCTCATCAAGCATTTCGTTTATATCGTTGGCCAAGAAATCATCTACAACCGCACTTACTACTTTCCCTTTGTTATGTTCGTTTGGCACTTGAATACCTTCGTTTGCTATTTTTCTGGCAATTAGAAAAGCCATCTGTTTTTTCTTTTCCCGGAATATTGGAGGTAGATTCTTCTTTGTTTCGATCCACTCTTCAATAACATTGATCGGTGGAAACTTTCCGGATGATCTTCCACGCTCCATAAACTCAGAATGAAATGCACCCCACATGATCATTTTTGTTGGAGTAACTTCCGGCTCCAAAGCATCAGCATAATCTCCGGACGCTCGAAGTCCTAACTCATCATACTTTGCAATAAGCTTAACCCGAAGTGCTTCCAGATATTTAGAATATATCGCTTCGTTGCCACTTGTATCAAAAGCTTTGCTACTCATATTCAATTGTGAATTTGATCTTTAGACCATCCATGTTCGTATCATATTCATTCTCAACTTCAATCTCTTTCCATGATGTTATCAACCATCCATCACAATCAGAAAAAGCATTATACAATCTTTCGCATTCAGCTTCCAGATTCTTGATGTGAGTTTCATACTTATAATCATAAGTCGGATCACTTATTTTGGATCTTACCAAAAGAACCATTTCACCATCATACTTATTTGCTGTAATGGCTCCATGTTTATTGATGATAAAACCGCGATCTTTCCATAACAAGAATAAATACTTTTGTCTATCAGCAAAAGGCAATTCCGCATCTTGTGGATAATCACCTTTATTTTGCCAATAATCCTTTCCGTACTTAAATGTCCATTTAAGACCCATTGTGTTAAACTGATCAACTATTTCTTTTAGACTTTCTACTAGCATTTTCCTGTAATGTTTTATTGATATCGTATCTCTTCTTATCTATACACAGCTTTCGAAAGATCTTAGCATAAGCGAGGCTTAACCAATCATCACTCTTTAGCAGATCACCTTTGGTTAGAACATCAAGTGTCAGACTATATCCGAACTCCTGTAGCTCTTCTGCTCCGGCTTCTTTCTCTTCATCTGTCAGATCATTTGAAAGCTCTTGAAATTCGATCTTGATCATATCAGTCAACTGACTTGATACCCATTGATAAACCGCAAATGCGTTGAACATTTCAAGTCTCACAAAATCCTTTTGATCAATCCCGAATACGATCTTGAAAACCTCGAACATATTCTCATCAACAATAGCCATTCTCAGTTCTATGATATCGGACCAAGACAAAAACCAGAGATTATCTTTCTTTGGTTTGATTACTTTATGATTGAACAATCCATTTACTCTTAACTGGTTGTTTGATTTCAAACTTCCAAGAACTGTATAATTCACAAAGTCACGAACATCACTTGGTAATGCTGGATATTGCGAAAGCATCAATCGACTTTTAAATACATCCTTTACGCTAACTTGCTTGATCCCCATGCTCCTTGAACTTTGTTAGTTTGATAATATGCGAAGTAACCTCCTGCCTCGTTTATGTGGTCAAATCCAGTTGTCTTGTCTGGTTCACCATTCTTATATGCTTGCTGCTCTAATGCTTCTGTATATACTGGACATGTATTAGTATTGACAAAATATGTCGGATCTCCTTTTGCTGGTTTGAATCCGATATTAACCGCGTTTACTCTATCCTTTACAAATGGATTCTTTGACAGCTTTCGAACCACAAACTTGTTATCCTTCAAGATCTGAATGTCAGACTTACCACTTGACTTTCTATTGTCACCACTCGCATCCGGATAAATGACAATGCTGTGGTTTGGGAATTTCTCTTTTATAAGTCCGCACATCTCCGGTGTATCGTAAGCATTTACTATCTCAGCAACTGCGATCTTCTTGGTTCCATCGATCACATGAACAACAGCGTTCATTTTGGTAATATTGAAATCCATTCCGATATGCAGCACATCAGTACTTTTGATTGCTCGATCTGAATGATTAGTAATTCGGCTAAAGTTTCTATATACCGATCCACTTGTTAGGTTCACGAACTCACCTTCCAGATAAGCTTCCAATTGGGCCTCCGTATAGTTCATCTTTAAAGTTTCTATATAGCTTTCAGAGATGAACGGATTGTTCTTGGTTTGAGCTTTAATCAACTTCTTTTTCGCATGTGGCTTCTTAACAAAGAAGTCATATAAGAACTTGAAACCCTCTGGAGTTGAAACGAAATCAAGACAGTTCGGCATACCATCTGGTAACGGAACACTTAACCTGGCAACAACCTTGATAAACACATCTTTCATGTGAGCAGTTGATAAGATATCAGCTTCATCGATCAAACTATATCCAACCTCATAACCAATGATCGTATCCGGATTGTCCATTGATCTCAAAATGATACGCCCAAATGGAGTTATAAACTCATGATCAGTCTTGTTAAGAACATATTCACAACCGAAATCCTCCAACAACTTTGAAAACTTTGGATAAGCGATGTCTTTAATCAAACCATACGTAGGTAGATAGTAAGCGACATCAATTCCGGGATATTTAAACTTCTTTAAACATGTCTTGATTGCTCCAGCTTGTGACTTTCCAGATCTAAACCCTCCAACAATTCCGGTATGAATGAAATCGCTTTCAATAAATTCGGCTTGATGTTCTAAGAGTTCCATTTATTTCTTATTCTTTATGATGGTAAATTCAATCGGCTTAATCTCTGTATCATATTTGATATCCTTTCTTTCGATCAATCCAAGATCTCTGGCGATTATATTCGGATTAAATGCTCCGACAGCAGCTCCTTCAAATTTCTGGGTGTAAATAATCTCCTCCACGCGCGTAACGACTTCGAAAAAATCTTTGTACGAATCTTTTGTTTTATAGTTTAACCACGTTTGATTGTCGATATCTAAGAAGATTCTTAATCCAGTTAAAGTGTAAGGTGTTTCGGTGGGAATTGAAACCTTTGAATTTTTAGGCCCTCTGAAATCAACCTTATTCCATTTGCGTTTATCTGTAGCTTCGAAATACTCTATACATGAAAGCCAAAGAACTTCCGGAGATGAAAACAACTTTTCCCTTCCGTGTGATGCTCTCAACTTCCACCATTGATTTTTTTTTGTAGCTGCCATTTATATAAGAATTATTTCAACAAATATACAATTTTTGGTAATATATAATATTACTAACGTAAAACAAAAAAAGCCACTCAATTAGAATGGCTTTTGATATATTGAATCGATCTTACAATTATCTTTTGTCTTGGTGTTTTCCCTATGTATGAGGTTAACACTTTCTTTATTTAAATTGTCCGGAAACTTTTCTTTTAATGTCTTAGTAGTTGTGTTTCCCTTTTGGCTTCGCCATCCTACATCCTTAATGATTGCGTATAAGCTTTCCGGCTCGTTGGATACTTTTAAAGCCTGAGCTTTGATTGATTGGGTTTGGGTGTCAATCAAAATAAATGACACAGCCGGGTTTTCTTTTTCTACACTTACTTCATTAGTTGGAAGAGAAAACTCTTTTACTAATTCCGTTTTTTGCTTTTGCTCCAACTTGGCTGTAGTTGCCGTGGCCGTGAAAACCATCATCCCGATGGCAATCAAAAAGAGCGAACGAATAGGCTTCATTTATAACGCATTTGGCTAAATGCTTTCAGATAACAAATATAACGCTTTTTAGTAATATATTATATTATTACAATAAATTAAAAATAATTGTTAACACTCGATAAAATAAACAAAGTACTTGAAGATTTCGGTATGTAAGGAGTTAAAGGAGCCGAAGCAATGGGAATTGCTTATGATACTTTCAGAAGTAGAAAAACCGGAAAGAATCCTGGTCATAAGTTTACCGAAAAGAATTATCAGGATCTCGTTTCCTTTATAAAAAAATTGGCTGAAATTTTATAATCTAAGATTATTAATTTAAAAGTTCATGACATAAAATCATTACTACTGCCACAAGAATGGTGACGGCAAAAGCTATGTAGTAAAATCGAATTACGGAAGTCTTTCTTTCAAAATCGTTATGAACTATTACTTCCAATGAATTACTAATTGATTTTATAGCATCGTGATTAGAGTCCATTTTTCTTATCAACATATCAAAGTAATCTGTATTTTGAATTCCTTTTAAATTTAGAAAACCTCGTATTTTATTAATATTAATTCGATACTCATTAAGCGTTTTTGGCTCATGTTCTAAAGCATGCATGATGTTTAATTCGATGTTTGTTTCCATGATTCAAATATATTGATTTTTTATAAAATATTGAAATACTTTTTCGAAAATTCAGGATCCTCTTTAAGCGCTCTTAGTATTTCATTTTCGCGAGTGCTAATATTCGTTAAGTCAAACTTACCTATTACCGGATAATAGTTGACGTTGATATTTACGCAAACTGTTTTTGGAATCCCAATTGTTTTAGTTATAGATTCATCACATACCCATGAGCCAGAATCATGACAATACCTCTGTGTAATATATTCTCCTTTACAAGTTTCATCAGGAACTGGTATTGTGTAACTATCAAAAGGCCCTCCATAAGTATTAACCATTTCACCATTTTCACTTTCTATTTTCATGAAAAAAGGTTTTCCTGTTATTGGACAGTATGGCAATTTCTCCGCCCAAATACTTGAATGATTAACTACACAATCAATTATATCTACTTCTCCAATTATTGCTGAAACAACTTTCATTTCTTTTGAAAACCCTACGCCCGGATACCAAATATTATTTAAGTAAAGATCTGCAGTTTGTCCTGTTGAAAATTCAACATCCACAATCTTAGCTGAAGCATGAATATAAATCCGACCTCGAAAGTTCGTTCTCCAGGTTCTGTTTTCGATATTTTTAATACCATTCGCTATAAGACTTGCGTATGGCTGTTTAATGCTCAATGCTCTCATAATTTACTTTTTAATAGATAGTTATATGCGTTTTTAATTCTATTAATATCATCTTTAAAACCTCCCAAAGCCTTATTACAATCGCCACATAAAACACCTCTAACTATTCCAGTATTGTGGCAATGGTCCACATGCGGACGAAAACCTCTTGAATCAACTAAATTCCCAAAACATATTGCACATGAATTATTTTGATCTAACACGATTTGATCATATTCCGCAATGGTAATTCCATACTTTTTCTTTAGATGGCTTTTTCTTCTTTGTCGTTCCCATTCATTTGGATTGTCAAGAGACCATTGTTTTGCTCTTTTAGTTGAACATTTTTTGCAAATTGTTTCGCAGCTTTTAGACATTTCTCTAACTGTTTTCTTTTCTTTACAGGAATTACAAATCGGCAATGAATTTTGAATATGAGTTGTGTATGCCGATTCTGCTTCTCTTTTATTTCTAAAAGGCTCTTCGTTCCAGCCGCATAGACACTCTATTCTCCATCCGTTTTTTGGCACTCCCCTTTCATGGGATTTCTGTCCTAATGGAACTTTAATTCTGCCGTGTCCAGATAGTTTATTATATTTCATATTTTGCCCAAGTTTGTTTTATAGTTAATGCTTTCATACATCTATAGTTTTAATTGTTATTTTATTCCTAACCACTCAGCAAAAGTCAAAGATGAATCTGCATGCAGATAATCTCTATATCTTTGCTTTGATGCCGCGTTTTTAGGTTTAGGCGGTTTGTAATTAAAAGTGTCCAGGTATTCTACTTTCCAAGTTGGATGACATGGCAAAGGCATAAGCTTTTTATCGTCGTAGAAAACAACACCAATATAATTTCCTTTGTCTTCTGTGATAACTCCTTTCCGTTCGTTTACAATAACCTCTCTAAACATTTCAGCAGGAACATTGTATCTAGTTCTTATATATTCAAATTTTTCCATGATAGTTGGATTTTTGGTTAATAAAAAACAGTCTTTCCCGTTAGTCAGTCTTGTTATAATTTAGCAGGGTTATGATTCATGTTCTCCTTATTCTCCCTCTTTAGAAACAACCATTATAACTAGCTACCTTGCCGAAAAGCAAAGATTTTACTATAGAATAAGGATGTTATGCCTTTCCGTGAGCTACTACGTAAATAGCAACTTTGATAACTATCGCGAATAGTATTACTATCGTAATCCATTCCTTTACTGTAAATCCTAATATTGTTTTCATAACTATTGGTTTAAAGGTTATTTTTCAATCTGTTATATCATACTGCTTCGTTTTCTAGTATATCAAATAGTGTTGGTACACTTAACTTATATTCAATCGATTTTAGATAGAAAAGTCCATCATCATAATAGCTTGGATTAAGCTCTGCAGATATCGCCTTACGTTCCATTTCCAAAGCTTTATAAGCAGTTGAAAACAAACCTCCGAACGGATCATCAACTATGTCACCTTTCATTGTAAATCGATTGATTAATCTTTCGATGATGTCCAGCTGCAACGGGCAAATATGTTTTTCCTTTTTTCGGTTCGCTTGGTTTGCGTTTAGCGTATGCATTCTGTTTACATCGGTCCAAACAAAATCACTTGGAGATGTTGGCGGTATGGTCATAAACAATCTGCTGAGCTTTCCGGCTTTGTCCAAATCGCTGCAAACTTTTAGATGTTCTTGGAAGTTGTAGATGTTCTCTTTGTCGTAATTTCTCCAGCGATTAAATACTGTTTTCATCTCAGCTGTTTGAAGTTCCTGCGAACTCATAAATCTATCGCCTGATGATTTCCAGTAAGCATGAGCATCTAGCTGCCAATTGTCAACCGGATAAATCTCTTCTATTGGTGAAAAATCGTTTTTTTTACATTTTGCACAACAAACATCTTCTTCTATAAGAACAACATCATCTTTATCTTTTATATCTACAATTTTATTACATGGATTACAATAGACTTCATTTTCATTTTTTGCCTTTATAACTGGTTCATCAGCGTATGCATTATTCATTTCACTTGGTCGCTTTCTGAAAAGAAGAATGTATTCCGGAAGTCCAACTCCCATTTTGGTAGCGTCTTTACATTGCTCGGACCATCCTAAACGATACGTTTGATTGTTTTCTCGAACCACGTCAGTTGTTACTGTAATTTTTCCTGTTAAGTAGAATCCGTGCTTTACGAAATGAGCAACTGTTTTTCCTGAAAAATAATCGATCGTAGTAAATGAAGTTCCATTTTGGTATGAATATCGGATCCTGTCTTTCACGTGAATTGCTGCGATCTTTCCCGGTTTCAATGTTCTTAACAGATGAGGTGTTAAATAATCCATCTGTTTAAAGAACTCTTCATTTCCATTGTTGTGACCGAAATCATTATAGTTGTCAGAGTACTCATAATGATCTCCAAAAGGAATTGAAGTTAATATCATGTCAGTTGAATTGTCAGTCATATTCTCATGTACATGAACAGTATCATCATTGAACACCGTTGCATTTCCGATTGTAGAACTTCTTTTATTTTCAAATATCTGTCTTTTCATGTCAGCTGTAATTTTATCAATGTTAAGTCCGAACTCACGGACCAGATTTATCATTTCTGTTTGCATTTCAATATGCTGCTTCCACTTTCTCATAAGCTCCTTGAAAACTTCAATCTCAGCTGCAGTATATATTCCGTAGATGTCAACTTCATACGTTTGAAGAAATCTGAATATCCTGTGAACGGCTTGAATGAAATCATTAAACTTATAATCCAATCCAACAAAAATGGCTTTGTGGCAATGCTTTTGAAAGTTGCATCCGGATCCTGCTATTTTGGGTTTGGTTGAAAGAATTTTATATTTTCCCTGTTTGAAAGAAATAAGCTTCTCTTCCTTTTCGGTATTCTTCTGGCTCCCGGTTATCGTTTGCAAATCGAAATCTTTAAATAGCTTTTGGATGCAGTCGCGTTCTTTGTCCACATGATGCCATAGAATCCAATTATCATCGATTCCGTTTTCTTTGACAATCTCCAAAGCTTTGTTTACACGGATCAAAACGGTATCTCGCTTTTCCTTTGAGGTTTCAGATAAACCTTTACTTGGTTTTTTGAACATAACCAGATTTCCGTTTTTATCAATAATCTCACCTTGATAATCATCCGGAATTTCAATTGGATGAAAGTTCAATTTTGGAAGATCATAACCAGCATCATCATATCCTAAGTCTGAAGGTTTATTGATGAACACCGCCCATGAAGAAACCCATTTCCAGAACTCCTCTTTTTTATTTTCGTAAAGAGTAAGATGTCCAGCTTTCGTTGAATCTCTTTGAAAGAATCTTGTAAGCGCGTGACCTCTATCAATAACTCCTAAGAAGTCAGCATAATTTAATATCTCAATAAAATCATTTGGAGTTGGTGTAGCTGTTGCAACGAATCTATAATTTATTGTTGCGAAATGCTTTAAAACATAATTCGTTGTTTCAGTCTTAAGGTTTCTTAGAATACTTGCTTCATCGAAAGAAACACCTCCAAAGTATTCTGGTTTAATATCTCCTTTACGAACGCGTTCGTAATTTGTTACGTAAATTGCATTTTGACTGGCATCAACTGTAGTTGTATCGGTTATGTATTTTACTTCATAACCAGTATTTAAAAGTTCATTGTCATCTCTAAACTCACCAACTACTCCTAAAGGCATACAGATTAAAAAAGGCTTCCCGGTTAATTCAATGATCAACCTGGCGATCTCCAATTGCATTAAAGTTTTACCTAATCCGAAGCTGGCGAAGATCGCGCGACGACCTCCAGCAATCGCCCAATGAATAATATCTTTTTGATGAGGTAAAGCGATTGGATTTATTTTATTCTTATCAATGACAGTTCCGTAACTTTCCGCGACAACAATTTTATTTTCTAAAAAATTTATATATTTCATTGCTCGTTAGCGTTTAAATTTGGTTTAAAGAAGAAAGCATACTCTTCTCTTAAAAATTCGATTTCGATGTTAGTTAATTTGTGACTGGTTTTAATGGTGCCGACATCATTTAATGTGATTGTGACCTCTTCTCCGTTTGGCCGGAAAATGAAATAGGTATTTTCTTTTGAGGTTGCTTTGACTATTGTTACAGGATCATTCATCACTTACATTTTTTCATTACCATAAATCCGTTAATACCTTCTCGGATCTCAACTTCATCATTATTGTACATTTCGGTTATTACTTCCTGAAATTCTAAATCCGATACTTTTAATTGAATCAAAACATCGGCGAAGGTTGTTCCGCAACTTCCATTACTCGACTTATGTTTTGATTCAACTATTTCAAGTATTTTAGATTTCATCATCAATAATTTTCCTGAACTCCTCAAAATCGTTTAAGTAATTTTTAAGGAAATTAGATACTACAATGCTTTTACATTTGTTTGCAACTGATCCGATGATTTTACCTTTCTCAATTTTATTTCTGATATCTTCAATTACTGTTTTTGCTGAATGAAAATATCTTTGAGTAGTTTCTTGTACCGTTTCAGTTAAATAGATTTGAGCTTGTTTAGCATACATTTCTTTTTTCTGAGCGTTTGATATCTTTATTAAGCTTTTTTTATCCAAGCCATCGTAAAGCAACCAAGCATCTAAACTCAATCCTGTAGATTTTAAATCATCAAATACATTCCTTAAAAGCTGCTCATGATTTTTATCTTTTTCATCCTGTGTCATTTGGTTAGATTCTAATAATAGATTTTGCTTTTTGAAATCGTAAGTCCGTAAGCTGTCATTTCTAAATTCTTTAAAAGCATTCAACACATCTGCAACCACAACACAATCTAAAATTCTAAAGACTTTAAGATCCGGAAACTCCTTTGCGATGTACATTTTAAAAGCTTCCCGAATTTCCGGAACGGTTAAACTTCCGAACTTTGTTTTTATCAAATCAAAAATTAAAACCATTTGCTTATCGAGTTGCAACTTCTCTTCCTCGCTTGAAACTTTGATGTTTAGAATTGTAATTAAGAAATTCAACAAACCGTTTATATCCTTCTTAGATTCAATATTCTTTACTTTCGGATAATCTTCATTCAGAATCGCCAGAGTAGGTCTCGATAACCCGGTCAACGCTAAACTCGTATGCTTGCTTTGTTGGATTTGCAGTTTGTTGTCCATGTTGATAATTGTTTTTTAATTCGAAAAATCCCTTCCAGCCTTTAGCCATTGATTGATTCATAATCAGAATTGCAGTTTCTTCAAGTCCGTTGGATAAATTCGTAAGTTCAACTAACGATGCTTGTTCGCTTTGGATTGATTTATATTTGAAATTATGTTCTTTGGATTTGTAAGCTTTCCAGAGTTGCCATTGAACTTTGAACTTCTGAGTTTCAAAAGGAAAAACAACTTCTGATTTTTGAATTTCGGTTTTTGCTTTTTTTTGTTTTCCATTTTCAATTTTATTTCCAATTTCATTTTCATATACAACTCCAATTTCAATTACAGCGTTTGCTTTTGCTTTTGCTTTTATATTTGGTTTAGGTTTTGTTTCTTCTTTTGCTTCAACATTTGCATAAGCAAAATTTTTATTCTTGTTTGCATTTCCACCGGAACGTCCAGCATTTGCGCGTTTTTCTGAAACTTCAAAATCTCTTTCCATTCTTTTACATATCAGGGTTTCATTTTCAAAAAGTAAAACTCCTTCTGCAATCAATTCTCCTAAACTAACTTCAACATCATATGAATCAAAGGAGCTAAGCTTGGCAATTTGTAAAGCAAAATTTTTAATTTGGTTATCACTTTGCTTAAATTTTTGCTTAAGCAAAATCTTTCCGTATGTAACTTCCTTATGCATGATACACATGATGGAAATCATTATTCCATGAGATGATGCCGAACACATTTTTAACTTTGAGTTGTTCATCCAGTCATCAACATACAGGGGCAAATAAGGTTGATTTGTTAAGGCCATTTACTTTATATTTACTTTGTTCTTATTACTCGGATTAAACCGATGATTTAGGTTGTTATGAACCTTTTGATGGCAGTCTTCACAAAGTGTAACCAACCAACACAGATGATCTAATTCGATCCCTACAATTGATTTTCCATTTACATAGTAAGTGATATGATGAGTTTCTAATCGTATCATTGAATGACATTCAACGCACTTGAAATCATCTCTTAACCTTACTTTTCCTTTAACTTCATCCCAATAAGGATTTGCTTTTAAAGACTTTCTGTAATTGGTTGGCCTACCTTTTTTATGCTGCAGTCTTGACATTACTTTTTAGCTACTTTTTTAGTTGCTTTTAGCGATTCAAAAAACGTTTTGTTTCTCTCACTTGAATTAAATAAATCAGATAGATCATGATCTGGAATTTTCTTAATTTTTGCAAGCTTCAATTCTCCATTTAACCAGGTGTAGTAATAGTAATTCCCGTTTAAAGCAACTTCGTAAGTTGTAGCTGGATCGAGGTTCATTTCTGTAACACCTTTTTTAACTTCTTTGGATAGAGCTTCAATCTTACTAAAAGAAGCGCTTACAGTCTCTTTAGCTCTCTTCTCAGCTTCTTTGGCGATCTCCGTTTCTCTAGCTCTTTCAAGGTGTTGATTTTGATAAATTGGAAGATTCTCTTCTAATTCGGTCATGTAATCGTTTCGAATGTGATCTTTCTCATATTCATCCAGTAAGCGATTTGTTTCAATTTGCTTTGGCATTGCGATAAAGTTCTCACTCATGAACTTTTGCACATCTTCTGGAGTTTCGAACGTTCCTAAGCTTTCAGGAACGTCGCTTGTTTTGGCTGTAAATTCGATTACAGCTGGTAGATAATTTTTTACTACTTCCATGATTATTGTTTTAATTGTTTTATAAGTTTTTCAATACCTCTTCCATCCTTGATTGATTTTCCTGTATGCCATCCGCTATAAGGAAAAAGAGTTACTTTTTCATTTTTGAATTCGAATACTATTTTAGTTTTGTCTTCACTTAAAATTTATAATCCTAAATTAAAAATGACGTTTTTTGCAAATACTAACCTTTTAGGTCCAAGTTCTTCTTGTCTATGTTTGTCTAATCTTCCCATTATTTAAAATTGCGTATTAAGTCCGTCCTTTTTTTGATGACATTCCCGGCATAGTATTGTGATGTTTCCAACATTCCAACATTGCTCAGATTGTCCGTTTTCTTTTGCTTTCTTTACTGAAATATCATGTGAGCAATCTAACCTGGTACCGGATGCGTTTTTACCACATTGCTCGCAAAAATTATATCTGTATTCATCGAACTGCTTTTCCAATGCTTTTGCTTTAGCAACTCTCATTTTTGTTTCAATCTGAGCAGTTGTAAACTTTTCACCAGATGAAGTGCTATAGGTATTCATTCAAACTATCTTATGGTTGTTGACTTTCTACATCAGCCATAAACTCGATGTATGACAAGGCCCAAGATTGAGGAATTGAACCAAAATTCTGAACTGGAAAATCAGGATGTGTTTTTCTATGAATAAATGTTGCTGCTCCAACAAATCCATAATCTTTTAATAATTTAAATCCAACTTCTCCAGCCATGTAAACTAAATGACCTGCTGTACACATCGGAGTTCCACAAACATTAAATTCCGGATCATAATAATTATATTCCTCTAAAGGCCCGAAAGTTGATTGTTGATGGATTAACTCTTTATTCTTGATTCCATTCAACATTTTAGTATAAGGTTTGTCAAGTTTTGGAATTGAATCCCAAAAATTATTATACTCTTTCAATACTTCTGGTCTCAGATTCTTCAAAGTATAAGCACTCAGATTGTTCAAAGTATCAGCACTCAGATTGTTCAAAGTATAAGCACTCAGATTGTTCAAAGTATAAGCACTCAGATTGTTCAAAGTATAAGCACTCAGATTGTTCAAAGTATCAGCACTCAGATTCTTCAAAGTAT